TATTCTTTACAATTACTCGGGAAACTGTATATGTATCGTCCCAACCTAATGTGATTCGAACACGGTAGCCATAGGCAACTGGTAATTCGACCTGTTGAGTTGTTTTATCTTGTTCATTGTAAGTAGTGCCGTCAATATAAATGCGACCACCTGAGATGGCGCCGATGTTCCAAAAACCAATTTGGTTCTTAAGAACCTCTACGCTGAACGGACGACCTTTATCAATTACTTGTGTCATTTTGTTTCCTCCCTTTACTTAGTTGTTGAACGCTTGCCAGTTACTACATTGATAAGTTTGACTCCACTACCAAAAGCGGCAGTCTTTTCGTATTCTTGTTCTGCCTCGATTGACTCAAGAATGAACTTCCATTGAGCCTCTGAGTATTTTGCTGGCTTTTCCATCTTGTATCCCCTCTCTAGGAACAATCTGAGTATATCACAACTGGGGTTAGTTATTCTTCACTATGAAGTGAAAGTGCTGTGGCGCCGAGTTGGTTTGCATACTGGTCAATCCAGCCTTGGTCACCATCTTTGATGGCTTGTTCAATCCAAACCAGTTGGCGTCTAATATCTTTGAGGATTGCTCTCTGAGCCTTCTTGGTCACTTTAGCCATTGACAATCTCCTCTGTTTTCTTGAACTTAACTTGGGAAACTTTAAGCCCGTTAGCCTTGGCATATTCCTTTTTGAATTTCTTTAAGGCTTCTCCAGCCAAGAACTCAGCGGCGTTTATGTAGCCTTGACCCTGCTCTACATCATCGCCCCACTCATAACTTAATAACCAGTCAATAGCCTGACACAAATCACTTGAGTTGGCTTTCTGAGGCTTTGTCCATTCATTACCACCAGCGGCGCCAAAACCATCTTGAACACCTCTCATTGCAGAGGTAATGGCTTCTAACTGTTTTAAGTTAGCGCCTTTGATTTGTTTCTCAGACATTACTTAGCCCTCGCTTTCTGTAAAGCGCTCTGAAACTCTTTTTCGAATTTCACGGCGTAGCATTTCAAACACAAAAAGCCGATTTGGATTTCAGAAAAAACAGTTCTTTCTTTGCATCCAAAGCACTTGATTCTTCCTTCTTGCTTTTTCATCTTCCGTCCCCCTCTCGAGACAGTTCCAGTATACCAAACGGGGGTTAATAAAGCCAATCAAAAAATCCTGTTTCCTGTGTCAAATCGTGGCGTGTCGGGTCAAAGTTGAGCCAGCCCAACTCAACTTTTAGATTATTTCTAAACCCCCATTTGATATAATGGGTCTTAAGAGAAAGGAAAACCCATGGCAGGTACAAAACCTAGGGACGGTCAGAGACAGCGCCTATACGACGCTCAGAGGCTCGCAGGGTTCTATGACACAGGCGAGGTCATGACAATCAAAGAGGCACAAAAATTCGTCAATCAGGTGCTATCTCATCAGAGGACTAAGAAACTCCATGAGCAGTATCGATTTCAGTTCAGCACTTATCCATCAAAAATAATCGTCGAGGCTGGTAGCGGAAACCATGCCACATACAGACATCGAAACTGGGAACTCGTTCGCTTGATTCGATTGACCAAGGCTGGTCGAAATAAATTCATCATCCTTCATGAGATTGCCCATCACATAACTTGGGGCAGGGAATCCCACGGAGCAGAGTTCGCCGATGTCCTACTTCAATTCACTACGAGGTATCTCGGAAAGCCCGAAGCCGATAAATTAGCAAACGCCTTCAATGAGAAAAGAGTTCGGGTGATGACCAAGACTAAGAAAGCGAGAGTGCCAAGAAAGCGGGAAATTGTATCCGCTAGACTTGTCGCATGAAAAAACTCCAAGACATCTTGAGTCGAATGGTTGCGGTCTTTATTGTTGGCGCTCTCGGCACTCTAGGTGCTGGAGCAATCATGGGAGTTGAAACTTGGATTGCTCTATCAATGGCTGGAGTCTTAGCAGTTGCATCCGTGGCAGAAAGATTAGCCCGTGAGTATCTTGACGACGGGAAACTAACTCTCGATGAAATCAATGGAGCGTTTAGCCCATTCGCTAAATCAGAAGAAGTTAATCTTTCTGACGACGAAGAGGATAAGTCAAAACCCAAACGCCAAAAGTAATTAGGATTGCATAACCCACGATATTTTTAGCAACACCATCGACAAGAATCCAAGCAACAAACATTCCTAGCATTGTCCATATTTGTCCTACTATGTCATTCAAAAAGTTTTTCAATTTGGTCTCCTATATCCGATACCACCGATTGCGGTAGCCATTGTAGTCGTAGCGATATTGCCAACGATTGTTGCGGCAATAATTGTTTCACTTGCTTCTTTGCGTTCTTCGGCAGACATATCTGCTCCAAGGTTTCCGAGAGCAAAGAGAAGTTGTGCGGGGCTTTCAAAGATTGCTGAAACAATATCTCCAGCCGATGTAAGCAGTTCTAAAGCAACGGCGACTTCGGCTGTAATAACAACCTCATTGCCATTCTCATCTTGGCGAACTTCAACAGGTTGCTCGGGAGGTAAATTTTCTAAGGTGATTCCAGCCTCGGCTATTGCCTCAACAGTTACCGCTTGACCATCTGCCGATTCAATAAGTGCTTCAGCAACAAGTTCCTTCTCTGCCTCAGTAAATTTTCCATCTGCTGAAAGAGTCTCGGAAAGATTGTTTACTTCATCTTGAGTAATCTCACCATCTGCTGAAAGAGCATCAAGGATTAAATCCTCTTCCACTCCAGTTAAAGCGCCACCATCTGAAAGAATTTCAATCAAGGCAGTTGCTTCGGCTTCAGTAACTTCTCCGTCCAACATCAACGAATCAACTACCGCTTCTGCATCAGCGGGTGTAATCTGTCCATCTGTTAAAGCAATATCAATAATTTCGGAGGTTTCTAATGGTTCGGTGGACGGATTATCTTGCTCTTCTAATTGCGACTCTTGGGGTTCTGTTTCTAACTGTGTTGAATCGTCGGAAGATTCATCAATCGGTTCGGTCTCAGGAGTTTCAGAATCGATTGGTTCTGTCGGCGCAGATTCTTCTAGGGGCGGCGTGGATTCTTCTTGTATTGGTTCAGGTGTAGGTTCTAATGGTTGTGGTTCAGGTGTGGGATTTATCGGGACAGTTTCCGTTGGGCTTTCATCGGGTCGAGTTGCAGATTCTCCAACGGGCGGAACAGTTGGCGAAGGAGCAGGGTCGGGAGAAGGTGTCACTTCAGGATTTGGATTTGGCACAGGTTCAGGATTTGGGTTTGGATTGGGAGTCACTTCAGTTGGAGTCGGCTCGGTGGAAGGGGTAGGCGATGGCGAAGGTGTGGGTTCAGTTGTGGACGGCGAAGGTTGCGGGGTCGGTTCAGGTTGAGCAGTCGGAGTTGGCGAAGGTTGCGGGCTTGGAGAACTTGAAGGCGTTGGTTCCGATGTTGGTTGAGGTGTCGGAGAAGGAGTGGCAGATTGTTCCGTCGGTGTTGGTGAAGGACTCGCCGTTGGTTGAGGCTGAGGCGTTGGTTGATTACTTGGAGCCGTGGAAGGACTAGGTTCAGGTGTTGGTTCAACAATGGCTTCAGGAGTTACAACAGGTGCGATATAAACTCTAGTAAGACCAGCCTCTTCTAAAGTAACAATTCTTCCATCAGGTAAACGAACACCTGTTCTAGTTTGCAATCCCGCTTGAACATTTGAAAGATAAGTAATAGTTAAAGTGCTATCAGGATTGATTGATGCAGTTACCACGATTGTTGAAAGTGGATTGGCTGAAGCATCTTGCCCAAAAGGACGAACCGCTAAATCGACTTGGAATCCTGCTTGGCTTGAAGTAATAATTAAATGCTCATCAGCCGCTTGCCATCCAGCAGGATAACTATTTGATGGATTCGGATTATTAGGGTCAAGCACTACCCAGTCATAAGCATTGACAGAAATTGAAGGTGTGTTTGGGAAAGTGGTGTAGTTATTATCTTGCTGACCAAAAACAATAGTCGAATTAGTTGTTGCGTAAACGGCTGTATAAGTTTCGCCTTGGAAATTGATGGCATTAGGGAGGGCTACTTGATAAGAGACATCATCTCCACCGCAAGTGTCTTGGACAATTATTGGAGCCGAGGTTGTAGTACCCGTATCTGTCGGGTTCAAAACGGTAGCCGAGGTCGAGGCGGTAGCCACGGATTGAGCCGTAGTTACGCAAGAGGCTGAGGCTGAGTCGGTAGGCATGAACATCCACCAAAAGACCAAGACACAGACGGCGAGGATACGGGTTAAGCGCAATTTTGACCCTTTGAACAGGGGTCACGGGGACACGGGGACACGAACTAGGACTAATTGTACCTTGTGGACAATCCATGCTAAACTGGGGTTGTAAATACGAGAGGAGTCAAAATGGCAGTTACCAAAGAGTTCGCAGTCAAGATTGATACCGAACTTTCTTCTTGCTATGACAAAAGATGGTCATTAACCAGCAAACTAGAGAGTGCTGAAGATACAAAAAAGTTTTATGAAAAGCATTACCCAAACAGAGTTGAAGAAATTGAAAAAGCAACAACAAAGATTACTGGCATTAAAGTAGAAATCGCCAAGGTCAATGTCGAGATTGCTGGATTAAACAAGATTTACAACCAAGACCCATGGACAAGAGCGTTCTTAGTTCTTGCCAGCAATGGTCATGTTCACAGTTCAATGGATTGCAATACTTGTTTTCCAACTACTAGATATAACTGGTTGGTTCAGTACAGCAACGACGATGAGAACACAATCGTTGAGGATGCTGGTCAAGATGCTTGCACAATCTGTTACCCAAGCGCTCCAGCCGAGGTCTTAAATCGTCCATCAAGAATTGTTACAGCGGACAAAGTAGCCAAAGCAAAAGCCAAGGCTGAGAGAGATGCAAAGCGTGAGGCAAAGTTAGCCAAAGAAAAAGCCAATGCTCCTACAAAGAGCGGTGAGTTCTTGTACTTCAAACAAGGTCGTTACACACAAGTAATCAAGACCGAGAGAACAGCGGTTTCAGAATGGCTTAACAACCAATACTGGATTTTGAATTCTAGTAACCCTGAATCACAGGAATCTAAAAAGCAGGTCAATGAAATCATCTGTCAAAACCTTGCAGAGAAGAACGGCGTGTCATTTGACCAGCAGTTGAAAATCTTGGAAAATAAGTTCAAGAAGAGGGGGAACCGATGAAATGTTTTACTTGCGGTAGCGAGTTAAGACTTACAGTAGTAAAAGGAAAAATCTATTGCTTTAGGTGTGAGGCTGATGCTTCAATGGAGCAATACGGAATAGTTCGACCAATCAAAGAGAGGACAGCATGAAAACTATCAATGAAGAAATCGGATACATAGAAGGTCGATTGCTCAAGAAAGGAATCCGATTGAGTCCCAAGGGACGCAGTTGGGCAGAGAATCTTGAGGTAACAATTTTCCTCGGTGGAATCCTGCTCCTTTTTGGGGTTGTAGGGTCAATAGAGACTGGCAGGTGGTTCTGATGATACTTCTATCATGGCTAAGGGGTAACAAGCCTCTACGGGTCTCTGAAGGCTCATTAAGGGCTATTCGTAGGGCGCAGTTGGATAAAACCCTATCTGAAGAGGCTGACAAGCGCCGTGCTCGAAAGATGGCTCGGTTTAAGTTGAATTCTTAACCCCAGTAGGGTATACTGGTTTTGTTCCTGAGAGGAGGACACAAATGACAACTTCAGTCATCGAAAAGAAAAAGGCTCTTACAAAAACTCAATGTAAGCGTATTTATGTTGAAGCGTATGAGGCTGGTCTTGCGGCTGGCAAAGATGCCGATACTCCAAAGTTTGTAGTTGGTTCACCAACTACTCCACTTGGAAGCGACATTGATTTCAGCAAGAAAACTTACATTCTTGACGGTCTTTGCGGATTTGCGTGGGTAAACATTTCTCCAGCGAGAGGTGCCTTTGTAAATTGGTTAAAGGCTCAAGGAATCGGTAGCAAGGGTTATTACGGTGGTTACGAAATTTGGGTTCGTGAATTCGGACAGAGCGTAGACCGTAAGAGTGCGTTTGCTGGAGCGTTTGCTCAAGTGCTTGGAAAATACGGAATTGAAGCGAGCGCTGGCAGTCGCCTTGACTAAATAACAAACTAGAATTCATCCCGTCGGTTTCTTCTTAGATTGACGGGATGAACCACATAACCACCTTTTTCCTTTCATGGTTATGTGTGGGGTATCATTTACTTGGGTACCCAATAGTTCGGTGGCGTAGTAGCGCCTGTCGTGCGTCCGTCCTCTCTCTAGCACGACTTTCATCGCTCCGCCACCGAGCGCCCATCCTTGACAGTCATTCATCTTGATGATGTACCCTTAAACAAGGTTCGCAAAACACCTACTCGCCAAAGTGAGGTCAGTCCAATACTGACAACAGAGAAGCGCTACATCCAGTAGCGAATAAATGTTCACCCCTAACAATGGAGGAATATGCGATTCTATGAAAAAGTTATTTCAAAACCAGTTCCAGTCGCATTATTTATAGTTGGATTTATACTTCTAAATCCATTTCATATCCCACCCGACCCAGTAGCGCAAGCAAGTCAAACATCAATAATCAAACCGATATTGGTGGAGCGCACACCTGAAGCATCTAAAGAGTTCGCTAAAAAGCGTCTCGGTGCTTATGGTTGGGATACACCCGCTCAATGGGAATGTTTACTATCGCTTTGGACAAAAGAGTCAAACTGGCGTCCTAATGCCTATAACAAAACACCCGTATACCAAAATGGAGTAAAACTTAACGCTGGCGGTATTCCGCAGATACTTGGACTTGACCCTGACATAACAGTTGAGGAACAAATAACCCGAGGATTCGTTTATATCGAACACAGATATTCCAATCCGTGTTCGGCGTGGCGTTTTTGGGAAAGAAATTTTTGGTACTAACCTCCCTAAATGGGATTTGAAGAACAAAAAAAACCTTCAGCAATAGACGATGCGCTCGCCGAAATCGGGCGCATCGCTTTTGTTGAACCAGCAATTTGTACAGGATGGGTTCTCGTATCCGAATGGATGGGCGAAGGCGATAAGGATTACTGGACTTTAACTCTTGCTGATGACCAAAATCCTGATTGGCGTCATCTTGGATTAGTTCACCACGGATTAAAAAATTGGGAGGGGAATGATGATGTCGGACTCAGAGACAAACAGACCGATGAATGAAGAAGAGAGAAAAGATTTATTAAATAAATTGATTACCGAGCGTTACGGTGATTGGGCGACACGCAAAGACACAATCAAAGATTCTGAGAAGTAAAGCGCTAAAATCTCAACATGGGTTCATTTGTTTCTAAAGCGCCGTGCCGTGATGCCGACCCTTGGCTCTTTGACCAATTCAATTTAGATTTAGCGCAACCAGCACTTAACTATTGCTCCCGATGTATTTTTTGGGAGGAGTGTAACTCTTTAGTAAAGCCTAAAGTTAATTTTTATGACGGAGTTGTCGCTGGCAAAGTATGGCGGAATGGCAGAATTTTGGCTAAGTTAGATGCCTACTCCCCGTATCGACTAATTGTTGGAGAGGAACTCATTGAAGAAAATTTTGATGCCTTGGAAATTCGAGGGAGCGAGTTGTTGGGGAATAGAGACGAATTGTTTCTTTCCGAATGACGACGGAGGAGTAAGCAACGAATATGCAATAGCAAAGAGAATTTGTAAAGGATGCTACTGGCAAGAGGAATGTCTTACCTATGCGTTACATTACAAAGTGCAAGGGATTTGGGGTGGAACAACACTAAATCAAAGAGACATAATGAGAAAAAAACTAAACATAATCGCCAAACCAATAACTAACGAAAGGCACACAGCATGAGCGCACCAATAACAATTACAGGAAATATAGTTAATGACCCTGAATTAAAATTCACTCCTAACGGTAAAGCCTTAGCAGTATTTACAGTAGTCACATCTAAGTCCAGTAAAAAACCTGACGGAACTTGGGACAATGTAGACACAACTTTTTGGGATGTAAAAGCGTGGGGCAAGATTGCTGAAAACTGTGCAGATTCTTTAGGCAAGGGAATGTCAGTAATTGTTGTAGGTACCGCACTTCAAGAAAACTGGGACGATAAGGTCACAGGGGCTAAACGCTCAAAGATTGTGGTCACCGCTTGGAACATAGGCATTGACATGAAGCGTCATACAGTCGCTCAGGTAAGCACACCTAAACGCACAGATACATCCAACACAAACCTTCCTTCAGACCCTTGGAGTGCGCCTATATCTGATATTGCACCTTTCTAACCCTGATGTAGTATTATTGGGGTTAATAAACTCTCGAAAGGGGTTGTAAATGGCTTGGACTGATTTCTTCACAAAGGAATTAGCAGGTTCAAAAGTTGTTGTTGATTCAAATGGCAAACCGTTTGTGTCTCAAGAGATTGCTCTAAAAGAGTATGTTGAGATTGAGTTAAACATTCAGCAAGATGCTTTGCCGTACAACATCTATTTCAGACGCTTTGATGCAATCGGTGGCGAATTAGAAAATCGTCTTTTTGCTCAGGTTGGCGATAGAGACTTGGCTTTGAAATCTGCTTTAGGAATAACTTCTAAGAGGATTAACTCTTTTGAGTTTGTACTAGACGGAGAATAAAAGGCTAAATTCGCTTAACGGTATAATCTACGGGTGTACGATAACCTTTCACCTAATAGTGAAGGAGTCGTGTCTGTTTTAGGGGCTTTCGCCATTCAGACTCACGAATTGTTTTCGGAGTTAGTAGAGGCAGGTTTTAATCAAGAACAGGCAATCGCAATCGTCGTAGGATTAGCAACCAAAGAGTAGAGGGTTAGATGGCTGAGAAAGTAACACCCGATTTACAAGAGTTAGGTTCTACTGGTTTACGCCGTTCGGGTGGAACGGTTTTTGAAGAATTTTTAGTTAATCTGCGTGGACAGCGTGGAGCAAGAATCTATCGAGAGATGGCGGATAACGACCCGACCATTGGCTCTATGTTGTATGCAATCGAAAAAGTTATTACTCGTCTTGAATGGCGCATCGACCCTTTCTCAGATAATTCGCAAGACGGAGAAATTTCTAAAGAAGATAAAGAAGTAGCGGCGTTCGTAGAATCTTGTCTACATGATATGAGCGAGTCTTGGGACTCTGCTCTGTCTCAAATGCTTTCAATGTTGGTCTTTGGTTTCTCATTCCATGAAATTGTTTACAAAGTCCGTGAAGGCGATAACTCAAACCCACAACGCAAATCTAAATTTAATGATGGTCGTATCGGTTGGCGCAAGATGCCAATTCGTGCTCAAGAAACTTTATTCCGTTGGATGATGGATGAAGATGGCGGTATTCAAGGAATGGTTCAAGTAGACCCATCCTCGGGCGGTATCCATTCAATTCCAATCGAGAAGGCTTTGCTATTCCGCACCAGTTCACAAAAGAATAACCCTGAAGGTCGTTCTATTCTTCGTAACGCTTACCGCTCTTGGTACTTCAAGCGCCGTATTGAGGAAATCGAAGCAATCGGTATCGAGCGTGACCTAGCAGGTTTACCAGTTGCTTATGTACCACCTGAGTTTCTTTCATCAACAGCAACAGCCGAGCAAGCCTCAGTTCTAGCATCAATTCAAAACATCGTTACATCTATCAAGCGCAATGAGCAAGAGGGAATTGTTATGCCCTCTATGTATGACGACCAAGGACACAAAGTATTTGATTTAGTTCTTTTATCTTCAGGCGGTTCTCGCCAGTTCGATACAGACAAAGTTATTCAACGCTATGACCAAAGAATTGCAATGTCAATCCTTTCTGACTTCATTCTCCTAGGCTCTGACCGAGTTGGCTCTTACGCCCTTGGAACATCGAAAATGGATTTATGGTCAATGTCAGTTGATTCAATCGCTAAGAACATCGCCGAGGTAATGAACCAACACGCTATTCCTCGCTTACTAAAATTAAACGGCATGGATGTATCTCGTGCTCCTTACTTAACCTACGGTGAAGTAAGCCATGTTGATTTGAATGAGATTGCTGGATTCGTTGGCAACTTGGTACAAACAGGCGCAATAGTTCCTGACCCTAAGTTAGAAGAGTATTTAAGAGACTTGGCTGGTTTACCACCTGCTGAACATGATGGACAGAATTTTGGTATGCCACCTATGCCTGAAGGCGCAGGGATGCCTCCGATGCCTGAAGAACCTGCAACATCGGGCGAAGAAGAATTACCACCTGCTCCAACTACGGAGGCTCCGAAACTCCCTGAAGTTGGTTAGAGATGTCAATTCATGTTGCTAAGGCACGGAATAAACGAGTACCGCTAACACCACAGGAACAAGAACTTGCTCGCACTCTGTATAACTCTATTCAACGAGCCACAGATAAAATCTCTATGAGGCAACTTGAGTCTTTGCTTCGTAATATGAATCCTGAAACTTTAGAGCGTTTGTTATCAAGCATAACTATTGCTAACCAAAAAAACATTCAAGAATCTTTACTAAACTCTATTGACCTTGGTGGTAAAGAGGCAATCAAAGAGATTCAAAGCATCGCACCTAAATTAGCCCTGCCAGCCTTCTCACCTTCTAAGGTAAAGATAGATAACAAATCTTCAATGGCTAACATGGATTTCACCAAACTTCCTGCATGGGCGCAACCTAGACCACCTAGAGTAGATTTCAAGATGTCTTTCAATAAGACAAATCCAAACTCATTAGCCTTTGCTCAACGCCGTGCTGGAGAACTTATTACATCTATTGATGCCCTAACTCGTAACTCAATTCGTAAAGCAATTATTGATGCTTTCAATGAGCAATTAGATTACAGAGCAACAGCCCGAAGAATTAAGAATGTTGTGGGACTACATCCAAAATGGGCTGATGCGGTAACTAACTTTGAAAAAAGAGAGTATGCCCGATTAGTTAAAAGCGGAATGAAAGAAGCAACCGCTCGTGCTCGTGCTATTGAACGCTCTACCCGCTATTCAGATTCTCTTAAGAGCAAAAGAGCAACAATGATTGCTCGCACAGAGATTCAGATTGCTCAAAACGAGGGACGCCAAGAGGGATGGAATCAAGCGGCTAAAGAAGGCTATGTGGATGTTGAATCACAAAAGATGTGGATTATTGCTCAAGATGAAAGAACCTGCGATATATGTTCGGAATTAGATGGTGAAATTGTTGGATGGAACGAAACATTTTCTAGCGGAGATGAAACCCCAGGCAGAGTTCACCCTAATTGTCGTTGCACCATGGTAATCATTCCACCTGAAAGACGCTCATGAGTATTACTATCGCTTTTCCAGTAGGATATAAACCAGTTCTTAAACACGGTGAACACGACCAATCAACCCATGGTTCTTGGGCTACCAATAACTTTGATGAGGAAACCCAAGGCGAGGAAGCACAAAATACATACTTTGAAAGATATGGAATTAAAACTGATGGAAGTAAAGACCCCGTTGGAATCTCTCGTGATGAAATAAAAAGTTTGAATGACTACACAGCAGATGGATATGCAAAAATAAATGGTTATTTGCGAAGATTTAATAGAGAGCCTGATGAAAACGATTCGATTGACGCCCAACAATTCCGTGAAATGCTGGAAAATAGAGTTTCTGATATAGACAAACTTATAGAAGAATCGCCTGAATTTTTTGGCGACAAAAATTTATACCGAGTATTTGATAAAAGTATTACAGATACTCTTGAAGTAGGAGATGTATTAACAGACAAAGGCTTTATGTCTACAACTAGAGTTGATATAACAAGAGAAGAAGGCTTAGATGTATTACAAAATTTACAAATGATTAGAGTTACAGATGACACACCATCAATTATTTTGCCAAGTGAGTCTAAAAGAGGTAAAGGTCTAGCAGTTGATTATGTAAAAAATGCTGTTTCAGATTTGTTTGAGAATGTATCTACCGCCGCTAACGAAAAAGAAGTTTTATTACCAAGAAATACATCTTTGAAATTTATAGGATATGACACCGTTTCTATTGGAGATGGCAACCCTATGAAAATAGGAGTTTTTCAAAGGATGGACAAATGAGTAGATTCATAACTACGCTCGAAGATGTAGAGATAACCCGAGCCAAAGATGTCAAGAAACACGGAGACCACGACCAAAGTTCTCATGGCTCATGGGC